GTGCTCTTTTCTTTTAAATGTATTTAGGTGTAAAATCGATCTTTTGATTGAGTGCCTCTTTCATAAGGACTTGTTCAAACTCGAACCCTAAACGGTATGCTATACCCGCAAGTTCATTCATCACGTCGGCGTCCATGGGTGACATATAAAGCGGTATATCATTAAGAGTCTTTAGAGCCTTTTCGAGATATATTTGTGAAAATTTAACTTGTCCCCTGTATTCTTTCGCTATTTGGATTAATGCTAAAAAAGTTCGATACGTTTGTTCATCTACACCCGAATACATGTGTGTTTCCTTAATAACACCATCTATAGCATCCAAAGACGTATCATACTTGGTTATTTTTGATATTATATACGCAAACGCGCCTATTAATAAGAAGACGAGCATCTATAATAGTCCAATTATTTTATCTGACAATTTATGCTCGCGTGACGTACACGCACAGGACTGTATAATTTTCCCCCTTGAAATTTTGAATTGTATGTTGGATTTACTGCATGTAGTACATGCTAAATCGGTATTGACCCATTGAATATTTTTACTCTTTTTTGTAACACTCTTCACACATATGTTACCATCGCGTATCATGTGTTTGTTTATGTAAATTTGTAAATTTGCATTACACTCGTCGGGTGTCTCCTTCTTCTCTGGCGGACACGGCATGCATGTATTTTGGGGAGTTGAAAAGATAGGTGGTGTGTACCCGGACGGGTATAGATTTTCAAATATCTTATCCGATAACGTGTGCTTTCTACCATAAAAATCTTTACACAACCCATATCGCCTCCCTTTCATCGTTTCACACGTACAGAAACATCTTTGTGAAATTACACGCCCTTCTATACGAAACCATACGTGATTTGAACCGTGATCCCGTTGAAGATTTTCACAATATTTAGATGTTGTTGATACGAGATATGAATTCTTATCGCTAAATATTTTTGTAACTATCGCAGACCCCTGACCATCCATATTTTTTTGAATAAAAAGTTCAATGTCTCGAGTTGTCGCTTCATTCTGGAAAACGTTTTTAGTTTCTTTTAGTGTAAACGAACCTTCATCACGTGTAGAACCTTCAACGACCGCGACGTCAGTTCGCTCAGTTCGGAGGGTTGCCATGTGCATAATTTCTACACTCGGTTCTCTATCAAAAATACGAGAGAGTTTCCCATTTTTGTGTGTATAGTTGAGTACCGGTCTATATTCTCCTTGATATTCACCCTTTACATATTTATGTGCCCATGGCATTCTAAATCCACTCCCCTTTACGTTTCGTTTTCCACCGCCGTATACCGCAGTGTCGACAATATCATTCCATGGTTTTCCGGGAAAAAGTAGTGAAAGTGATGAGACGACGTGTGAATGTAACGCCATCGCGGAACCGTGATCAACAACAAAACCCGGCCAATTCATGTGAATTCCATATTTGATCGTGTTACCGTGTGGTTTTGGTTCTGCAGCAGAAATGAGAACATCTTCCCCCCCAAAATGGGTCACGCGGTCACATATCGTTTGTACGTATTCTTCTAACCGTTCGAACGGTATATCTTCGTCATCTTTATAATCTAAATCGACGAAAAAGTTATACGTATCTGTTTTCTGTTCAACGACACATACCTTTTCCCCCGACTTTACAGCCTTAATGTATGCATCGTAAAATTCGTGCAATCTATCAAATGGCACTGAGAGTTTACCTCCGTCCATGAGCACATGTGATAGATTGGAGCCATTTGAAAAACCTTGTTTTCGACACCATGTTCTAAACATACTTATATGTATGTTGTCTTATTTTTTTAATACTCTTCTTCATGCCATATCGAAGCCCTACATGATACATCCCTCAATTCCTCATCCTCTAAAGACAGTTCCTTTTTAAGGGTTAGCAATTCATATACCGTTTTACTTCTTATTTCTTCTATATATTTATCAGCACGTTCATCCATGTAGGCTTTATGATCAATGAGTATTTGTTTAATCTGTAAAAGAATATAGTTCTTCGACTTCATTATTTTATATGGAATGTTTTTCTATTGAGAGAAGTCACGCAAGCATAAAACTCTGGATTCTCAACAACATGATGTATAATTCTTTCCCATCGTCGCCGAGAGTTAAATTCAGGTAAGGTATCAAAACTCATGAAATCATTTTCATCGTATGTACGCTTCATCGGTATTTTTTTTGTATACATTTTATATTTTTCTTCATTAAATTTTTTTACGAGATTATACTGATCGACCTTTGAATAATCTACAAAGAAAATGAATACCGTATATTCCAGATCAACTGTAGCACTTTCCTTTATATTAAAGGTAAAGCTGGTATATTCGCCATCTTTCAAAGAAACAACCCCTCGCGTTTCTTCCTCAAGCTCCCTCAAAGCTGTTCGTAATGGTGTGAATATTTCCCTTCGTCGACACCCACCCGTTACAAATATCCACTCCTTAAATTGTTTATCCCTGACTGTGAGAAATCGGGGTGTATCCCCCGCAAACGTAACTGGTATTGCTATAGCTTTATGTTTCTTCATTGCTCATTAGCTTCTACAATCCCCTGATAAGTTTATTCCGAAGAAATATTCACAGGGCTTTGGCCTCGAGTAACACGCTTCTCGGGCGTTTTAGGTGCGGTAGGGGATGTCGTCGGTTGGGTTTTTTGTTGAGTTTCAGCTCGTGCGCGCATCGCCTGTACCTGCTCCTGCTGCTTCTTCATATACGCCTGCTCTTCTTCCTGAACTTTATCCAAGAATGTAGTAATTTTTGTGATATCCTGTTTCGAATTTTTAAGTTCGCGATACATGTAAACGGAAGCTGCGATGCACACGACCACTCCAACTAGAATAGCGGTCTCACGGTCGAGGGCAAACATTGTGGTTAAATTACTTCCATTGTTTTTAAGTAGATATAATAGCACCTAATTTCGTTCTTTCACCTTCGGGACAATCGTATCCTTTTTGAGCAAATTGTAATTCCTGGTAATGACCTTCCCTGCAAGATGCGTTTTCTACGGGTATATATTTATTGAGTGTTCCGGATTTAGGATCGTAGGTGATCATAAACACGAATACTAGGAGAAAGAGGAGTCCCCACATTTAATAATACGTGGGATTTAATTGGAGTACATAAGACCACCCATACCGTTTTCGATACGAAGGATATTGTAGTTCACTGCGTACATGCTACTGTCGAACGGTTCCGTGCCAGTTTCACACACTAAACGAGCCGAATCAAGTCGACTGAAGTTGAGCGTACCGGTGGGCTGGAGCTTTGAAGTGTCGAGGCAGAAAGGGTACAAGAAGTGGGTCGCGGTAGCACTGTCCATGGTACTGAACGGTGTGTGGTAGTAAAGCGATGTAGACGTGTAGTTGGGGTTAACCTTCTTCGCGTCACCGACATCCGTACCGTTGATCTGAAGCGTGAGATTATGACCGGCCGTGCCAACACCACCAGATTTATAGGCCGCGAGAAACTTGACGGGGTGGTTCAAGTTGAGCTCTTGGATTGTAGTAAGGGAAGCGATAGACTCTTGAGTCTGCGTGATGAGCATGTTATGCGGCGCTGATGAAATCGCAGTACGCTCATCGGTGTCAAGGTAGACGAACTGGGCGTGCACTTCGTAATCTGGTGCCGCGGCGACAGCAGCCCAAGAGATACGAATCTCAACATCATGGTACTGAAGCGCCACGAGGGGGAGTGCGGACTGAGCATTTTCGCAAAACGAAAAGCGCAGGGGGTAGAACCCAGACTTCCCATTCGCGTCAACCGAAGCGGCGAGAGACTTGGAGTACGTTTGGGAGAGCATGACAGGCGCAATCTCTTGGGAGAATTCAGATGTTTGCGTGTCGATGACCTGACCACCGATCAAGAGCTCAATTTTTTTGATTTGAAGTTTCCATTCATCCCGCGTTTGTGTGTTGTCGGGTGAGCGGTTGGTGATGTACACGTGACCGAGCATGTCACCCTTGCGCTCGAAGCGCACGGTGGACATACCGTTCGTGGCGGGGTTACCCTGGATAACTTGTTTCTCAACAGTTTGGGCAAAGTTTGTGTGACGTTTGTATGTGGATCTGAAAAAAGAGACTTCGGGGTTACCCACGATGTGAGCATCCTGAGCTCCGACTGCGACGAGTTGGGCGATACCACCAGACATTTATATTATACTATGTTTTTATTTTTAAGCATCGGAATAGCGGGATTTTGGAAATGATCGCCCCTGTCACGAGAAGTGATGGATTTCCAAACCCGTGATCGGTATATACGTGTCAATGAAAGAACGCACTTTAACCGGTTGGTACATTGACTACATCCTAAACCCCGTTTGTCGTTCGTGTTCGGTCATGCGAGTGGTGATCCCTTCTATAAGCAGTTCCAACTTAGCAACCTTAGCCTTTTCGGCTTGGAGGTCGGTCCGAGTCGTTTGGAGGTCGGTCTGAGTGGTTTGGAGGTCGGTCCGAGTGGTTTGGAGGTCGGTCCGAGTCGTTTGGAGGTCGGTCCGAGTCGTTTGGAGGTCGGTCCGAGTCGTTTGGAGGTCCTTTTCATGTGCGTAACTGATGGGAACAATGTTACTAGAGACGGCGGGCCACTCAACACCCGTGAGTTTCCCATCTTCATCGAGATCCGGTGAAGACATACCCGGGAGGTCACGGAGGTGTTGGCGGTACCGTTTCCATTTTTTACGGAGTTCATCGTTTATAGGGTAATCCCACATCACGTATTTATCCGTGGAGGGAATCAGTGCGTCCCGCTCTGAGCGGAGTTTGGTCATGGCATCTTCTTTGCGTTGTTCTAGGGCTTCTTGGGCTGCAATTTCTTCTGGGGTGGGTTCGTAAACAACATTGCCTGAGTTGTCCATTTACTCCATGTTGATATTAATTTAATGTAATTGTGACGTAGCCATGCACCGGACTACCCGACTGAGTATAAGACCTCGAGGAATCAACCACTGTCGTGGGGGTTGTTAAATTATCATAAAAACTCCCACCCCCTCCCGCATACCAACCCCCATTTCCTCCAGTATATCCTCCTCCTCCACCGCCGCCGTTCGAGCCGTTACCAGATCCACCTCCTCCAAACCCACCATTGGCAGTCTTAGTGCCACCGGTCGCGGGGTATCCAGTACCGGAATTTAGACGGAAGGCTTTGATTGACGTAACGGAGTCAATGACGCCGTCTCCACCCCACCCTGCACCACTATCACCGTAGCCGGAGGGCATACCTGCTCGCCCCCCTTCGCCAAGTGCGGCTGTACCACCATTGAAAACATAAGTAGTGTTGTTATTCGTCGCCCCCGTGCTCGAACCCGACGTGGCTGAAGAATATCCATATTTGTACGGACTTGCGTTCACTCCATGATCGGATCCAGCACTTCGCACACCTCCCCCCCCTCCTGCTATTGCAATGATCTGGAAAAAAGTACTTTGCCACACCGCCGATGCTCCACCCCCACCGCCACAACCACTAACCTGCGTACCACCTTGACCAACAATGATATTTAATACATTTCCTTTTGCCAAAGCAATGTTCCCACCGATGATCATACCCCTTCCTCCACGTGGGTTGGCAATCGACGAGCCCGCTGTGGAACCGTGACCTCCGCAAGCTGTAATCGTATACGTTCCCGTCTCAGGAACGGTCCATTTCTGCGTTCCCTGATACGTCATGGTCAAAAATGCCGGAGACGTTGCACCAACCCAAGCTGTCGTACCAGTAGTACCGTAACTACTCTGTAACTCGGAGAGTGTTGGTCCTTGGAATCCCGTCTTACCAGCGTTCGTGAACGTATGTGTGGTGAAGGCGTATAGTGGAGCCACACCCACAATACTGAATGTTCTATCCAGGGTCGCTCCAGTCACATTATCAGTGACTCGGAATGTTACACTCACTCCACCCGCTACTGTGGCCGCCCCGATAATACCTGTTATCGCACCCGTAATCGCGTTAAGAGCGAGAGGTGATGGTAAGTTATTCGCAGGTATAGAGAATGTCACACCGCTACCCCCAATGTCGTCTGTAGCCGCTAATTCCGTATTATTCGCGGACGAGGTAGTAGAGAAGGTTAAGGTCGCACCAGCCGCCGGTGAGGTCCACGAGAGACCCGAAAACCCGATCGTTGCGGTACTCGTTGCCGTGAGACCAGCATCACCCGTGACTCTAACTTTATAGGGTCTATTTGCGAGTTGTCCACTAGTCGGTGCCACACCAGTCGCCGAAAGTTTCAAGGTAAGGCTCAACCCGTCACTCGCAACAACTACAGAGTCAACATTGTAAAGTGTGCTTCCATCCACACCCAACACTTGTACGTCATTTCCACTTGCCATTGAAGAAGTGAACCCCGTACCGGTAACGGTGATGACATGTGAACCCGTAACACTAGCAGTGCCGTCAGCCAGTGTATTGTTTGAGAGGCCTGTGATTGTGGGTGGTAGTAAACTAATCGTAGCAGTACTGGTCGAAGCGATACCTGATCCACCTGTGAGTTTAACGTTAAAAGGTTTTTGTGCTGCGTCATAGCCATCAGTCGCCCCATGCGCACCCATTTTGAATGTGGCACTTGTTCTACTCTGATACGTCGCATCGAAAACACTATATTCGGTACCATCAGCACCTACGAGTTTTATAGATAACCCCTGATCAAAACCTGTTCCCGTGACGGTGAATACCTGCGTCGCTGTATCCCCACCGAAAACACTCGTTGGTGAAACACTCGTGATCACAGGTGGTGGAGCGATGGACCCCCACCCATCCTCTGTGTACGATTCCATGTACCTAGTTGTAGTGTTATACCTCATCGTACCTAGAAGTGGATACGCCGGCCTCTGTGCTGTAGTGCCACTACCTAAGGTGGTACCCCCTGTCCCGGAAACCTGTAGGTCTGTAGTCACGATACGACCTGAAACGACGAGTTCTGTGGTTGAATAGACCTTGGAAAGTGTGTCACTTCCCATAGACGTGTGACCTGCGGTAGTGCAGTAATAGTAGAAATCTGAAGGTGCACCCACCGGGACATCGAATACTAATTGATTTGTAGGACGGGAAACTCCGACAACATATTCGGAACCACCACCGTGAGTGCCCTGTGCAGTTGTAGATAATGCAAAAACGTGACCACCAGCCGAAAGACTAGACACGTCGAAAATATACGTTTGGTGTTGATGTAATTGTAAAAAGGGGCGATCCACACCGTCGATATGAAATCTATTACTACCATCAACTGAAGCTACCGTCACTACGAATGTCTTAGTAGTTCCGATCGTGGCGGACCCGAGAACATGGAGGTTCGACGTTGGTGTCACCGTCCCGATCCCGACGTTCCCCGTAGACCTATAAAGATTACTCCCACTTAAAGTGAAATAATTCGTTCCGACGTCACCTGTGGGACCCTGAATACCCTGAATACCCTGGTCACCCCTCGGAATCGTAAAATTAAACGTAGCAGCCGAAGACGAACCTGTGTTTGTAACAGATGCGTTCGTTCCAGCCACTCCCGTTGTTGTTGTACCGGCCGCGATGGTTGCGGCGGGACCGGGTACAGTCGAGTCGGCACCCGTAAGACCCGTATTTCCGATCGGACCTTGAATTCCTTGAATTCCTTGAATTCCCTGAACACCCTGGATTCCCGTGTTTCCTCTCGGTATCGTGAAATTAAACACCGCATTCGTGGTAGTTCCTGCGTTTGTCACGATCGTTGATGTTGCTGGGTTTCCGGTGGTAACAGTTCCAACGCCAACGGTCGAACCGGGACCCGGGTCTCCGTCAGTTCCGTCTACACCATCGTCACCGGTGGGACCTTGAACACCTTGAATACCCTGAATACCTTGAACACCTTGAACGCCTTGAACACCTCTCGGAATTGTAAACTTGAAGTTTGCGTCGACCGGCGTTCCCTCGTTTGTAACGGTCGCATCTGTTCCCGGGGAACCCGTGACTACACTATGGACTGCTATAGTCGAGGCGGGAACGTTATCTAAAAGTGACCC